TGTAAGAGCTGATGAATATCCAGGATCGAATTATCCAGTCTTAAATGAGGGAAAATACAAAGGGGTCATCGGAGTTGGCGGCCTATTGCTGGCTAGGATATCGAATGAGCTTGTAAAATCGCGCGACGAGTATTTTGGAAAAATTACTGCGGACAAAAACAAAGCGGTTGAACAGGATCTCATGAAGGAACAGCACCCAAGTATGCCAATCAATGCTGAGAGGCAGACTCGTGTAACCTTCGGTGGAACAAAGAAAAGTTAATTTTTTAACGATTCCTAATCCAACGAAATTTTATTAACCGTAAATTATGAATAATAATTTACAAACGGAGAAAAACTATGGCTAACCAAGACGCAGCCTTTGGTCTAAGACCAATTGGCAAAGTTGGTAGTAATAGAGACGCTGGCGGACTAACAGAATACGAAATCGCAGCTTGCGCTTCAGCAATTTACCAGAACGATTGTGTAAAAGCATCGGGAGCAGGTATTGCAATAGCAGCAGCTACAGATAACGGAGCTTTGTTAGGTTCTTTACAGGGAATCTTTTACACTGACGCATCTACTAACAAGCCTACATTTGCTAATAACTTGGCAGCAAGTAATGCAGCAACTGACATTAAAGGCTATGTTACCGATGATCCGTTCCAATTGTATGAAATACAATCGGACAACGCTAGTGCTTCTGCTCAAGCAGATATTGGTACTAACGCGGATCTAGCAGTAGCGGCAGGTGCTTCACCTCACTATGTTTCAAAAACAGAACTAGGTGATTCTACTCAAGCTACTACAACAGCTAATCTTCGTATTATGAATGTTTCTGATGACCCAGACAATAGCGACTTAACAGCTGCTAATGTTAACTGGAAAGTTATCATCATCGAACACTTCTTAACAACGACAACAGGAGTTTAAACTATGGCTATATCTAGAGGACAACTAGTTAAAGAACTAGAACCAGGTTTGAATGCTCTGTTCGGCTTGGAATACAAGAATTACGCTAACGAACATGCAGAGATATTTGATTCTGAAAATTCAGACAGAGCTTTTGAAGAAGAAGTAATGTTATCTGGATTTGCAAATGCTCAAGTAAAAGCAGAAGGTCAAGGAGTTGTATTCGATACAGCTAACGAAACTTTCACAGCTCGTTACACGCATGAAACAATTGCTTTAGCGTTCGCGATCACTGAAGAAGCGATCGAGGACAATTTGTATGACAGAATTTCTTCTCGTTATACAAAAGCATTAGCAAGATCTATGGCTAACGCTAAACAAGTTAAAGCAGCGAATGTTCTTAATAGAGCGTTTAACAGTTCATACACTGGTGGTGACGGTAAGGAACTTTGTGCAACTGACCATGCTATTGTAGCTGGTACAGAGCAGAATGAACTTACGACTGCCGCAGACTTAAACGAAACTTCATTAGAGCAAGCATTGATTGACATTGCTGCGCTAACTGATGAACGTGGTTTAAAAATTGCAGCTAGAGGAATGAAAGCAATCGTTCCTTCTGCGCTTCAATTTACTGCTGAGAGATTGATGAAATCTCCAGGTAGAGTAGGAACAGCTGATAATGATATCAACGCAGTGAAAAACATGGGGATGGTTCCTCAAGGTTATGTAGTTAATCACTACTTAACAGACACTGATGCTTGGTTCATTAAAACAGATGTACCTAATGGACTAAAACACTTTACAAGAGCACCAATCAAAACTGCTATGGAAGGCGATTTTGATACTGGCAACGTAAGATACAAAGCTAGGGAAAGATACAGCTTCGGCTTTTCTGACTGGCGTGGTATTTTCGGATCACCAGGTGCGTAATCCAAAATAAATTAATGAGGCGGCCTTAAAACCGCCTCATTTCAACTATAAAGTAAGAATTACCCTATGAAAAATTTCCTTGTACAAATATGGGCTTATAATTATCACGCTAAATTTAACGTTGTAGCGGAAGATAATCCTGACTCTATCGAAAATTCTATCCTTGACAAATTGGGAAAAAAAGAGGTAAAGTGGGAATATCTCGGCGAAAGAACATTAGATCCCCGAGTAAAGCGAATAACCTATGAGGAGGTTATAAATGACCCAAGACCTATACAAACAGAAGAAGTCCTTGGAGTTAGACTGGGAACAAGAGCATCTTAATGAGGGTAGATATACTCTTAAAATGGTTCGAATTGATGATAAAATTAAAGAAATCGTCACTCAAATCAAATTAGAAGAAGCTCGACAAGCAGATCTTAGAAATAAGATTTCCGAGTCTCAAGCAGAAATTACGATAGCAACTTAAGGACTATCAAAAATCAACTTTTTACCACAGGATACCTTGCGCTCTATTAAAAAAAGGGCTATAGATTAATCACTATACAATTATTTATAGAACGTAGACGAGTATAGTCGACGGCCTAGAGACTACGTTCAGAAACTAGGAGGATTAAATTATGGCAAATACAACATTTAGCGGTCCGGTTCGTTCGGAGAACAACGTACAGCTAATTAGTAAAACTGCATCTACAGGTGTAATTCACGACAGAACTCAGATGAGTTCTAAACTATGGGATGCAAGAAGATATTATCTTTATGAGCCTTTTCTACAAAGACCAGGTCTTAATGCGATAAATATCATCGACCCTGATGCAGATGATGCAACAGCACTGGCAGTAACACAAGCAGCGAACAAGAACTTTGAAACATTAGGTACTAACTACACAACTGCTTTGACGACTTTTCCAGGAACTCAAGCAGGGATCCTAATGACAACAGCAACGGCTGATCAAGATCAAGCAATTCTGTTGCCACACTTAGACACAAACCAATCGGCTTGGTCTAAAGTTTTATGGGGTACTGAGAATCAAGTTGAATGGGAATGTTCAATTAACTTGGCTGCAACTGATAACCAAAAAGTTTGGGCTGGTTTAAAATTGACTAATGATCAATTGCCTCAAACGGATGCGGATCAAGCATATTTCTATTATGCAAGTGACGCAACGAATGGACAAGCATTGTCAACTTTTACACCTTGGTATTTTATTCAGTCAGTTAATGGTACTGACTATTTAACTAATACAGGTGTGACAGTAGAAGCTAGCACGAACTATCATTTCAGAATTTCGATTGATAGTGATAGAAAAACATCTATTTTTATAAATGGTGTTCAGTATAGTGCAACAACAACTGCAGCTACGACTTTTGATGGTTCAACTGAAGTAACTGGAACAACTCAAGCAACTATTGCAGCGAGTTATTCAGCTACAAACGCGAATACTCAAAAAGGTCCAGCATTGAAAAACGATGTTGATTTAATTCCATACATTGGAATTGAAAATGGAGCGGCAGCAGCTGAAGCTTTAAACGTACACTACACAGCAATTAGTAGACACGTTTTTGAATAATAAATAAATAAATTTAGATGGGGCTTCGGCCCCATCTAGTATTCTTGATTAAGGAGGGAATATGGCAAATACAATAACAGGACCAGAAGTTTTACAAGAAAACGAAAAACGAGTAGTATTAAAAATAGTTATAGAATCAGACGGTAGCACAAGCACAACAGTATTTTATGATGCTTCAGCACGTACAGTAGGAGGTGTTGCTGCACGAGGAGCTTTGCAAAGAATTTGGTTTGCATGTGATACTGGAGATGGCGGCGATTCACACGCTCGTTTAGATTTTGAAGATTCAGATGGTGATCGTCCTTTACTAGGTTTAGTTGGGACAGGATACTGGGACTTTAGAGAATTTGGTGGATTACCACCAAGCACAGACGATAATACAAACGGTGATATTAATGTTGTAATACCGAGTCAAGCGGACGATGGTAACATGTACACAGTTGTAGCAGAGTTTATTAAAACAGGCTCTGTATAATAAGGAGTAGAGCATGGCTAATACTACTTCTGGAACAGTAACGTTCGATAAGACATTTGCTGTTGATGAGATTATCGAAGAAGCCTATGAACGAATTGGCTTACAATCTGTTTCGGGCTATCAATTAAAAACAGCAAGGCGTTCTTTAAATATATTATTTCAAGAATGG